AAGTAGTCTTCAAAACGTAAACGAGTTTCAGATTCTGCTTTTAAATACCATAAGTATCCAGAAGTTCCGTCTTCAGTCGCAACTTCAACCCAACCGATTTGAGCCATGTCAGATCCATTGATAGTGTAATTGCTACGAATGATAACTGGTGAATTGCTGAACTGAGTAAACGTAGGGTCAATACTAATGTTTTCTCCCTGTGTAGTTATATTTCCAGCGCCTCCAGCCCAGTTAGTTGTTTGAGATCCTTTGTTGAATTCAGAACCGTATACAAAAATCTTAAGTCCAGTAGTAGCAAGTGCAACTGTATTAGCAGCAGTGTAAGGAGCTACAAGTAAAACCCCACTTGTTGGGTTTGATTCCGTAACTACAGCTTTTAATTCAAGTCCAGCTGGATCTAAAAGAACGATGGTTTGGCCGGGAGAAATAACGTTTACAATACCAGCGGCTACTGGAATTCCAATACTGTTTGCTCCATCATTGGTACATCCGTCGTAAGCAACGTGTAATCTGTTTTGTTCTGACCAAATAACTTGATCCGATGTCATTGGCATTTCAGCTCCAACCATACGTAAGAATCCAGATAAAGTTCTGTTTCCGTAACGTTCTACTTCTTGTTCGTAGATTTCAGGTAGATACTGCTGAGCAAAGTCAGACGTGCTGTTGTTGAACTGTAAGTAGTTCGATTGTAATAATTGTTGTGACTGCGATGGTACTATCGAGCCAAAATTAGGTGCTATTGCCATAATTTTTAATTTTAATTGTTAAATTTTCTTGTTTTAATTTTAAGTTTTGAAGAGTCTTGCCCGGTAATCGCTTTTACTTTAAATCCATTTACAAATACATTACCATCTTGTGTTTTTCTAGGTTCTGTAGTTATGTTCTTGTCCTTAGCAATCTGTCCTTTTATGGCGTCTGTTTTTCCTTGCTCATAAAAGTGTTGTGCAATGGTATCTGCGTTTCGCGCTGCATACAAAGCCTTGTGATAACCTTTTGTATCGACGACTTCTCCTTTGTCATTCAAGAACGTCTTGATGAACGTGGAAATGTCTTTTTGATTATCTGCAACCTTAACTGGATCTTTAACGCCATATCTAAACTTTTTCTCTCCAACTTTAAAATCAAAACCTTTGAAATCGTTGTTAAGAAGCTCGTCTGTTTGGCTAATAAATCTGTCTTGGTTAACTTTGGTAGCTGCTTGCTCCTCGTTGTATCGGTTGAAAAAGTCAGTAGCTTCTTGTTGCTCTTGATTAACTCCAGGTCTCAACTTGATCTCTGCGTAGTATTTATCTTTAAGCGAATCCAAATAGCTTTTGGCTTTTGCAACTTCTTCTTTATATGCAAGTTTTTTCTTTCGAATATCCCTTGCTTCGTCTAAATCCTCATCAAAACTAAAAGAGTCTTCAATAACGAAGTCAATCTCTTCTGAGTCTAAATGTGGTTTAGCTTGTTTATAATATTCTTTTAATAAAGCTCCACCATCAACGTCGCTATAATCAGCGTTTAGCCTAGCATAGTCATCAATGGTTCCGCCAGTTTCTTTCATAAACTCAATAAGCTTATCTACATTTTCTGGGTAGTCTTGTGTTTGAGCTTGCGGTAGTACTTCTTTTTGTTCCTGTGAGGTGTTGGGACTTTCAGTGCCTCCAACCATTGTGATCTCTTCAGGGTTATCATTTTCATCTTCTACTAATTCTAAAGGTGATTCTATTTTTTCTTTGAGATCAATTTTAGTAACTTCACCGGAGTCGACCCGTACTTCTTTTTCCACTTCCGGTAAATCTCTGGTTTGTTTATCATCAACCACTGTTTCTGTTTCTCCGACTTGAATGGCATCTTCTTCTGTTTTTTTACTTAAATCTATTTTAGTAACCTCAGGAACTGTGTTACCTTGACTTTTAATTTTTGGAGTCTTTTTTTTGAACTTAAATTCTCCTTCTTGTTTTACTTCTTTTGTTTCTGACATAATATAATATAATAAAAATTAATAATTCCCTATCTTGGGGTAAACTGTTCTAAATCAAAACCGCCTAAGCCGTCATTAGTTGATTCGAAGTTTTTAGGTAGCAGATCGTTTTGCCTTTGATCTATAAGTTCACTTTGTTGAGTGCCTTGCATTTTTATTCTTTGATCTTTTCTATTCTCTATTTGATCTTCTTTATCTCTTTGAGCCTTCATATTCAATTCAGCAAGTCTTAATTGATACTGAAACTCTTCAGCCATTAATTCTTTTTTGATAAAAGCTTCTTGCTCCATTCTCTGGATTTCCATTTGAGATTTAGCTTGTTCAATTTGAACCGTTGTTTCGGCTAATGCTTGTTGTTTTTGAACTTCTGATAGAGCTGCTTTTTCTGCAGATTCAGCATTTGCTTGAGCTTGAGCTTGTATGTTAGCCATTTGAGCAGCTTGCTCTTGTTCTGCTTTTTTATTTTGTCTAGACTTTATTACTTCGTTAGCTAGCTTTATGTTTTGAATTTGACGAACATCTATGGCATCTGCCAAACTAATACTTTGCGTTTGCAATGCAATTTGTATACTTTTTTCTAGTTGAGCTTTTTCTTCTTCTTCTGGCTCTAATTCTAAGAATATACCAAAGTCGTGTAAGTGTAGTTCATCTATCTCACTCAATGTAGCTACGTTAAAGCTATTAATGCTACCTATTAAAGCTTGTCTAGTTAACGGGAACTGTAACATATCACCTACTCTAAGACTTATATTCTCACAAGATCTTATAGTTATATACATTAAAGACTGTAGTATGTGTCTGGTAGCTGTATTAGAATTAGCTGCCGCTAATTTTTGAAGTCCTACTAATGCGTTTTTATCAGGTGTGCTTCCATCCCTAGCTTCGTTAAGTCCGGTTACATCACGTATCATCTGTAAGTAATACTGATATGTAGATATCATGGCTTGAATCTTAGAAATACCAGATGAGCTTTGAAGCTCTTGAATAGGTACTTTACCTCTATTCATCTCACCATCTTGAGTAAGCGATCTTCCTACTATAGTTCCAGTTTGAAAATACATGTTTAGTGCTTCTGCTGGGTTGTAGTTTGTTCCGTTACCTAAGTCTACCTCAGCTAAACCATCAACATCTACATAAACACCATCAGGAACCATGCGAGCTAAAACTTGCTGCAATTTTAAATGAGTCAATTGAATCATGTCAGCGAAACCTGTTGTTCTGCTAACTAAGGATTCTATTCTACCTTGATACATTCTAGGCGCTGATATACAATAGTTCATATTAACTTTCGTAGTATCAGCGGATGGTCTTGTCATATTTTCAGACATTTTCCATTCTAGCATAGTATCACCCATGCCTAATATTTTTGCTCCAGTATATAAAACCTCAATAGATCTTGAAGCTCTTTCAAAATTGTCACTTGGAGGAGGATTAAACGTATCTTGCTTTTCTAGAGTTTTTTCTAATCCTTGTTCTGTTTGCTTTATTTTAAATACTTGATCTTGATACGTTTTGTATTCAAAGAATAACACTTGATATTGATTGACATCGCTATTAACTTGCCAGTCGCTTTGAGAATAGTTTTGACGACCTGGATATTTTTGTATTGTTTCTAACTCTTCATTAGTTAAGTTTGGATACATTTTTTTAATCTCAGGAAGTGCTAAGCTTTTAACCTCACCTACGTAATATATATCGTCAAAATTAGGATCATCAGTAGCTGAATAGACTAAACTGGATGGGTCAACGTAGTCAACCTTAATACCTTCAGCTAAGTTAAAACTAGTTTTACTAGCCGCTATACCTAACACTGTTAGATCATAAGCTAATCTTTTTTTAGTTTCATCAAACTTATTAAAGTCTAGCACACTGTTTATTAGCTCTTCTTCGGCTATTTCAACACTCTGCTTGTAATTAAGTTGCATATAAAGATCAAGCTCTCCTGGATCATTAGGAAGGCTTTCTGGCTCTGCAGATGCATAAAAGTTTTTACCTGTTAATTTAGCTAATTCTTCTATGTTTTCTTTTTGCTGTATATCTCTTAAAGCATTAAAAGCAAAATCAGTTCTTTGTTGTGTAGCAAAAGGATCTGATGCGAAAGATTTAATCTCATATCCTTTATCTGTCATACCGTTAACAACTATGTCAACGAATTTAGATAAAACTGGAATTGGTTTCCAGTCTAAATTCAAATAAGATAAATCACCATTATTAGATAATTCATCTTTATATTTCTGTACAGGTTGTTCGCCTCTAGCGTATAATCTCAGTCTATTAAAGTTCTGGAAATTATAGGAATACCTATCCTGACCACTGTTATTTCTA